ATGCTCCCCCCCTATTTGGTCTTAATCGTTTTTGCACCTTCTCTACATCGTCATCATATTTAACACTCTCTATATTACCCATCTTACAACACTCCTATAAATACAAAAGAACCCGCCACTTAAGACGGGTTCTAAACGGATACATCTGACGGTGAGGGCTTACCAGGTTGACTTTACAACACCGTCAGTGTTCTTATTTTATCACATTCTCACTTACAATCTTCATCTTCAATGTTTGTCCATAAAACATCGTTCTTGCTGTGCCACTCGTTATACCATAGCTCCATCGTCTTGCTGAACTTCATCTCTGCGTATACAGCACCAGCAAGCCCGCCCAGAACCATTGTCACAATGCTACCAATAATAAAACCCCAAAGAGCCCACATTACAGTTCCTTTCTTTTATCCACCATATCGAAGAACACCATTCCACGGATAGCTATACCACGCATCAACACATATCTCTTTTCCAGTTTGGTCGCCAGTACGCCCACCATAGACGTCGCCCAATTCATTAATATGAGCACCAACGTTTTGTTGGTTTCCAATATACATTTCAGTATGCGCATTTATGTTTAGTAGAATATCTCCACGTTGCAATTCATCAACGCTATTACCCATTCCACTATGCCATGTCCATCCAGCATTCGTGAATTGTTGAACCATTGTTTGTGTGTTTCCGTATGGCGAAGAACTATATACATTGAATCCTGCTTTTTTAGCAGAGTATAATAGCAGAGAGCTACAGTCATAGTCTGGCCCCCATCGACTGCCCCAATCATAACCATGTGAATCGTCGTTTGCTATATCAATAGCATAATTAACCATTTCTTCAACCTTGGGGTCTGATGCTACGCTACCTCCACCGCTATTCAAATTCGAGGTTGACAGTTTAGCGAAGATTTGAGTTTTAACCCAACTTGAACGTGTTCGGTTTCTGATTTGCTGCGTATCCTCCCATGTTCCCTTTGGTTGAAATCTATAGAAATCAAAGTCGTTGAAATAAATCCATCCATCTGTTCCAACCGTGCCTATATATGAACATGCGCTTCCATCAGCTTTAGTTGCTTCAATCTTAATAGTTGTCATCGCGTCCACCTCATAATGTCTCGCACCCAACCCTTGATTTTCTGGTTCTCGAATCGCATATTTCCGCATTCATAAGCAGCCTTGAATAAGCGTATTCCAGCTCCTTGGAATTGCCCCGAAAGAATGAGCCTGTTCGGTTGATGGTCTTGCGTAGTTGCCGAATACTGTATTTCGCAATTGGGGTCATAGTTCGGTGAGCAATAGAACGTGTTGTACTTAGGGTCGAACCACACCCCGATAGGCTTCTCATGGAACCATAGCACGAACTTCATTTTCGCGTTCTTAGGCTTCTTCGCAATAAACGTGTCATCATCCAATAGAGTTTTATTTTGAATAGCATAATCGCGATAGCGGCTATCCCCAACGACATGTGAATAGAATCGACTTTGCATTTTCGATGCCGCGACTTCTGGAGATACAACATTTTGAATGAGCACGTCCTTATTGCGAAATACCTTGATTTTGCCTGGTTCTGGCAATGTCAATCCGAATTCATCGAAATACGGGTTGTTCGTTGATAGTGCGTTTGCTAGAAACCAAACTCTAACATCTCGCTCGCGTGCGATAGTTTCGTAATACTCGAAGAACTTTGTTACTTCGTCGAATAAGTAATGCGGTGCGCCTATACCTCGCTCGTCAATAATGAACTCGTCGAAAAGAATATCGGTAACACCTGGAAATGGCGTTGATTTCAATTTCATCGCCGTAGTTAGCGCATGGGCGTAACCACCTATCTCTTTATCGATGAATAGTTTGTCTGATTCGACTTTGAACTCCCTGTTGCTCATGAATGGTGATATATCGTCCCAAAATTGGCCGTCTCGCTGCGTAGTGAGCTTTTTAAGCTCCTCTTTGGTTCGGCGCAAATATGTGAATTGGCTTCCATTTTTGATGAATTGCTTTGCGAAGTCATATTTTGCACCGAACGACTTGCCTGTTCCTCGACCACCACATATGAAATTGAACAGGCAGTTATATGATTTAGGGACATTTATGTCCCAGTATTTTTGAAAGTTAGGTTTCATGTGTCCTCCTGAATATGAAATAGCCCGCCCGCGCCATGTGAGGATGTAAATCAAAACATAGCGTTGCAGGACGGGCTACCGTTACCAGGATTGTTGAAGGCGTGCGGCTCATGGTGCTACCCAGAAAACCACTCCGCACCTTATCAGGGTGAGCATCGGATAATGGTACTTGCACGGTAACTTCAAGTCCCGATGTGACTATTATCCCCTAATTCTTTGCGTTAGTAAATAGCTTCACAATCTCTTCATTTTCTAAATCTGGATTGATTTTAATTATGTTCTCCAAAATGCTCACTACTTCCATGGCGAATATCAATACGCAAGCTGGAATAACAAGGGGAACGTTGAATCCTAAATCAGGCACGTGCATTACGAACATTTCTATGCACCATGCCAGCACAATGCACATGACGAGAGAGCATTTATGGAAAAGCCCTTCTCGCATCTTCGTTGAAGATACTTCACGGTTCTTAATCGCAGCAATGAAACCGCTGATTACATCGAACAGCATCAAGCATATGCAAGCGATAATAGCCCATGCCATAGCATCCGTAATCCCCAATAAAGGGAAGCTCAAATCCATCACTTTTTCCTTTCAATCGTGACTTTGTATTCGTCATTCTCTAGCGTGGATATAGAAGAATCTGAACAATCGTCATTGTTTCCACTATCAGTTTCACTATTATCTCCAAGCGCATAAGCTTTCCACTGATTCTCTGTTCCGTAGAACAGCGATAAGTCAAGGTTTCCATTATACCCGCTCACGCGTCCATCCGAGCAGAATTGCCAGGCCACTACATTGCCTTCGGCTTCCGGGCAGCTCCAGCTTTCGGCCTGCTCGAAGCTCGGGGAGGTAACAGCTGGGTACTCCGCTACCCACCTGGCGCAGTTCGATTCTACTCCACCTTTGTTGAATCGCCAGGGGTTAGCGTATATCCACGGCCAAACGCCTGTCTTATCATGCACTTCCTGCACGAAAGCGTTCACCCATCCGACGCTTTGGTTTCCTTCCCAATCGAGGATAGGTATTCCCTTGAGAAAATATCCTTGGCAGTTGTTGACAAAGAATTCAGCTTCCACGCTAGCGCTGCCACTGCCAGCGAAATGGTAGAACCCCCAAGGCTTGCCAGCGTTGATGCAATGCTGAATCCACCCGTCGCAATACGGGTCAACGAAAGTTGCGCCTTCGGTGGCCTTGCACACAACACCGTCCACGTTGGAAAGAAGGGCAGGGAGGTCGATACCCCCCTGCCAGTTCGATATGTCTATGAACCTAATCATTACTCGATAACCACTACCCCGAATGCGCGGTCTTCAACATTAGGCTGAATGTTCTTTAGGTTATTCAAGGAATTTTGGTTGCGAAGGCAAAGAACACCTCCGTACATATCCACCAACCTATGTCCGCCCGTCGTGATGTCGCTCGTAATCTCTGTATAGAGCGTGAGCGGGGCGCCAACGGCTCGGAACAACGCTGCCTGCTTCGCATTCGCGAGATTGTAGTATGCAGCGGACGCTCCATAGACTGTCGCTCCGCCGCGTGCTTCGATTCCGCCTACCGTTTTTTCATTGAGATTCACTTCCGTGTATTTCGGAAGGAAGATGATATACGGAGTTGAAGCTAGCATACTAAGACGGAAAAGCGGAGTAGAATGACCCAATTCCGTCATAGCCGCACCAACGTCTACCGTATTGCCAACGGTAACAGTGGTAATCGGGTTTCCATCCTCGACCTTCGGGATTTCCGTCTGATTGTCGAACACGATGGAAACACCTGCATTCCAGCCACCAGTCGGGTAGCCCTTGGACATTTGCCCTTGCAGCTCCACGCTCCATACGGCTGGCGAAACATACGTCGAATAATTGCGAATCAACGGGTTGTTGTGCATCCAGATTTTGCCATCATACAAAGTCACCTGCTCGATTTCTTCTCGCCAAATGCAATTGAGGGTGTCGGCAATCGGTACTGTCTTGATGTAATGCAATTCGCCGTCATACAGATTGAAGCAATTCGAGCGCGAAGAAATGAATACGTCATATTCCTTGTTGTAGCTCATTGCCTGCTGAGTTGAATTAGAATATGCGGTGTTGTTAGGCAATTCAACAGAGCCGATAAGCGTTTTCTTGGTGCAAGACTTGTTGACGTAATAGAATTGCGTCAAGTATTCGGTCGCCCAATAATAATGCTCGTCGTCATCCTTATAGTGTCCGAATCCCCAACATGCTTCATCCATGCCGAATTGGCCGCTGTCGATAGTCCTGGCAAGGGAAAGATTTCCTCCATTCACTTTCAAGAAGTAAATCAAATTACCCCTCGACGATTTGGAAGAACCAGAACAAATAAGCTCTCCATTGTAATAGCTCATATTGTTGCCTTTGAATGACGGGTCTCCAAGGTCAATGATTGTAACAGTGTCACCAGTTTCGACGTTGAACAGCGCCACGCGGGATTTGGTCGTGCTATTGACATAAACAGCGTAGTATTTATCGCCTACTGGGCAACCACCTTGCCACTCTTCATCAGATGCAATATGCGCTCGGAACTTTCCATCGGCGTTGGAAATCCTGTCAGCAATCAAGTTTCGCTTGTCCGATGCCTTTATGCCATCAACGGCAGTATCCAATGCGTCTACTCGACCATCGAGAACGTTAATCGTCTCGCCTTGGGTTTCTACCTTAGTATTCAACGCATTAACAGAATTGCTAAGATTCTCGGTCGTCGATTTCAGGCTCTCGATTGTCGCGCCTTGCTGCGTTTGGGTATTTTCGAGCGTAGCGACTTTCTTCGAGTATTCCCTGACCTCCTGACGGTACTGCTCGATTTGCGCGTTGTAGTTGCCAGTCTGCGCCCAGAATTCCTCATTGGTGATGTCGATACCAACAGGGACATATTGCATCGATGTGAATGAATTGCCCTGGTACAGAACAATGGTCAACGGCTCGTATTCACGCTCGCTCGACCATTGCGCTGGGTTTGCGAACAATGGCACGTAACGCGCTCCGACGTACTGCGTAACGCCCTTGGCGATTCCCTGCGCTGCATCTTTCAAGGAAGTCGCTTTCTGCAATTCCTGCGCAACGACAGCCTTGATTACATCCATTGTGTTTTTGTCGATTGCCATGGTTTATCCTTTCTTTAGTACAAATCCCGTATTGTTGATGACCCCTTGGCCGTTGACCTCGCATCGAAGAATCAATCGCCCATATTCCTCGGTGCCGTAAATCGCGCCAGTGTCGAATTGCACATCCTCCCACGTGGAAGGTTTGTAGGCGCAGAAATATCCGTCTGAAGTCAACCCGAAGAATACCCCTGTCAACAGCATGTCTTTTATGATTGACGGAGCGTTCTCGTCAATCCAAGCCCTTAGCAAGGCTTCATAATATTCTTCAAAGCCCCCATCGACGAATGCGTCGAACTGCTCTTTCAGCGAATAATAGAGCCGTTTCAGCTCTTCGGCGTTTGCGTCGGTCTCGCCCAGATGCTTGATTACCTCTTCTAGTACGCTCAACACCTTGGCAATCTGCTCGTAATATGACAACGATTCGTCATATACGGACGGAATAAGCCCAGCGCACCAGTTATATAGCCAATCGATTGACTTGGCGCAAGGTTCGTCTGCCATGACCTCTCCTTTCTCTAATACCAATTTCCCGATAAGTTTACCACGATGCCGTTGGTTTTAATCGATGAATTAGGGTCGCTGGACAAAGTTCCGTCATCCATGACATACAGCATCGTCACCCTAGATAACGACCCTTCAACAGCGACAACGGGAACTATCAGTTCTGAGACAGGGCGATATCCTTCAGGCAGTACACCCAAAAACCCATCTTCTCCAACAACATAATCGCCCAGGAATTGAAGCTCGTTCGTCAACGACAACATAACCCCAGGGTTGGTGGAGGTCACACCGTCGTGCAACGCGACCTCTCCCTTGCCCTGGAAAATCTTGAAGAAATTAGGATTTCCCAAATCTTGCATGTCTAGCTCCAAACCTGCATGAACAGCCCCTGCACCTGAACATTGTTGATTACCTGCATGTCGAGATTGAGAACCTTCTCGCTCAAATCGAGGAAAGCTTGGTAATAGCGCGGGTCTGTCACGAACTCGTCCGTCGTGTCCTTGTTCGTCTCGTCCCGCTTGATGGTTCCATCGCTTTTCGATTTGGTGCCCACCGTAGTATCGTCAGCCGTGTCTTCGATGGTGAGGTTTGTTAGGTAATCCCCAGCATCGACCTTCGACACGAACAATTCATCCTGCGGAGTGTCCGAGAATTTGTTGGTAGACTTCCCAGTGGATGAAGTAGACGTGTCCGCGCTTCCGTTTCCGCTTGAGCTTTCGTCGAAATCGCGCAGCATGTCTACAACCTTGTGACGCTTGATGCCTAGAAGGTGCTCCACGTTCAAAAGCTCTGTCTCATACATCTTGTTGTAGTACGGCATAATCTCGTTGAACGTGTTCGAACACCAAAGGCAGAAGTGACCGACAGTCTCGCACCCTATTTCGCGCATCCAATAATGGCGGATGAACTTATCGTTTAGCTGTCTCCTTTTGGATTCGTCGTAAATCGGATACTCGTCCAATCCCAATCGCGCGTATGCGGGTGAGAAATCCTGCTTCCATTCTGGCATGGCTGGGTTATAATACCCAGCATCCTTAACCCACTGAGTAACGAAAGTCCTTAACTGAATAGTGTCTTGAGCCATCTACACCAGCTCCCATCCGACGGGCGATGTCATGTTGTCGTAAGAGAATTCCTCGATGAAATCCCCTCCGTAATCAATAACCAGCTTGTAATCGATTTCGCTGATATAAATCCTCGGCTTCAAATCGGTTACCGAATCCTCGTCCCAAAGCGTATGGGTTACCTTTTTTCCAGCTTCGATGGCCGCAATGGCTTCGTCTTTGGTCATTCCGCCACCTTCCAATCGTCGGCTTCCATAAGCTCCTCGTTCGTCGGCATGTAGGGCATAAGCGGCTCGCCCTTCTTATAGAAAGTGAGCACGCCATCTTCGATGCCGATAGCGTCATTCCTCCATGCTTTGCGACGCATTCTTAAGCGGCGGTTCGCCTTCATCTGCGTCAGCATCTGTTGAAACTCCATAGTCCACCTCCCTGAATTCAACCTCGATGTCCAAACCCCATTTGGCGTTAGCGCTTTCGACTGCCATCTTACGCGATGCCAGGCAGATTTCGCGCTGAATCATCGTTTCTCCAAGATTCGACATTATTTCGCTCGTGATTTGGCGCTCCTTCTTATCGTCGTTCGTGTTCTCGATGCCGATGAATGTCAGCCATTCGTTCCAATATTTGTTCTGTGTCAGCATGACCTCGTTGGCTATATATGGCGTAGTGAAATCCACCGTGTCCATGAACCCGATATCCGTCGAATCTGCTGCGGCAGTCCAGATTCGACCGCTGAACATCTGTCGAATGAGCTTGAATCCGCTCATTTTCTGCTTCTCGGGGAACTTGAACACCTTAGCTACCTGCTGCTGCTTGACATTGGTATCGATTGTCATCTGATACATGGTCATTCGCTCCGCGAACATCTCGACATATGACAGAAGCGGAATTCTAAGCCTGTTGTCGAGAATCACTACCGAATTCGTATCGTCTAGCGCGTAATTCTTGCCCTCGACGGGATTGTATGCCATCGGCTCGGTCGGCATGAAGTAGATGTCCATCTTGTCGTTTTTTGAATTGACGGGCATGACGGCGAACCCTTCTGGCGCTCGCGCCTGCACGTCATCCTTCAGCGCATCGTCCTTGAAGAGAACCGCGCTGCCGCTCGTAGCTAGAAGGTATTCGAGGTATAGCGGGTCTATTCCTTCTGGAAGGTTCTTCCACTCGTAGCGCGTAACAAGCTGCATCAGCATTTTCTGCATGAAGTAGTTCTTCGTGATGGAGAACATGGCCGCTGGGTCGATTTCCTCGTATGCGAATGGGTCGCCGTCCTGCGATTTCTTGCGCTCCATCGTTCGCCAATGCGAAGCCATGTTAGCGCAAAGCGGCGCGTACCCAGTGCTGAAGAACCAGCTTCCAACGCCTATGTTCCCATTGGGGATTGCTCCCATAATTCCTCCTTAGAGAGAGTTGTCCAAACCGAAATTGCCCACATCGTCAACGTGCCAATACCAAATGCCCTCGTCGTGCATTCGGTTGATGGCATCCATGGCGTACTCTGGCACCTTGCCGTTGAAATCGGCGTGGCGGGTCTGCACGTAGTTCCAACACGGTCTACCAGTTCGCGCGGGAACCTTGACCTGCTCGATGCAGTAGCCGTATACGCTGAAGCGGTCATCGATGGCCTTGGCTATATCGGCCTTGCATTGTTTTTGGTATAAAATCGGTGTCCACAACTGCATTGCAATTCTCATTGCGCCCGTTGTCTTGCCCTTGAGTTGTCTTGGCTTAATAGATGCTTCGACAAGTCCACCAGTCATTTGAGTTGCCGCCGAAGCCACTGTGCCTGCGCTGATTGCCTTGCTGATTTCTCCCGCCATGCCAGCCACCCTGGTTTGTGGAATCATCATGGCGACTGTTCCCAACGTATTAAACAATGCTCCAATTCCAGATGAAGTCATGTATTGGGCGAATGCATCCACGCTCCAAGTAACTTGTGGGTACTGGTCTGATGAAATCATCGTCATATAATCTATGCCTGCTTGGTTATAGTGCATGGGGATAGTAGCATACCCAGATACAGAATCAGTCGAAAAATAGTTTATGAATGAAAGCTCATTTTTCTTGCCAGCGCTTACGCCCGTAAACAGTTCTGGTTGAAGTTCCATCTCTTGATTCAAGTTTGTCATGCATATTACGTTATACGGAAAACAGAACAGTTTATTGTTCTTCGGCCTATATCCGTCAATCGTTTCGTAGTCTGCTGAATATTTCTTAATCAAACTTTTTGCGCCATCATACGAATCAATCCAAAAGCCATGGCCATTGCCAACTGGGTGAGTTGATTTAATGCCCGCTTTTGGCATCATAAACGCGCATATGATAGCATCGGCAGAACCTACTGATGTCATTACATTGGTGAACCACTGAAAATCAGCTGTGGTATCAAACCCCATCAAAGACGCTCCAGAATAAATTCCTCCATACCTATCACCTCCAACTGGCTTGGATTGATATAGCGTTAGTTCAGATTCTACGGGATAAGCCGTCGTAGCAACTACGGCCACGTAATTTTCCCACCAATTATCTCCTAGCTCGTCTGGCGCAAAACCATTCCTGTTTACGCAAACCTGATTGCCTACATCCAATCCCTCATTCATGGTGTGCTCGCCGATTTCGTCAGACGTTACGATTTCGCGCTCGACGAATGCGGATTCCCATGCGAAATCGAACAGCCATGTCTCCAAGTAATCGGTCTGCAAAGACAGCGTGGTAGTTTCTTTTGCCTTGTATTGCATAGACGTGATGAAAGCATAATACCATTTGCTTCCATAGTCGGCATTCTGGTATGCGACGTAGTTGCAGCCCGTAAGCTGCTCGAAATTCAGCGGAACGTCCATCGTCGTGTTCTCGCGCTGGTATGTGAAGTCATCGGCAGAAAACGTCGTTAGATGAGAAGCCATCCACGATTGCTGCTCCGACGCGCTGCCGAAGTAGCGGCGATGGTTAACGTCACCGCACCATGGTACCCAGCCTATGCGGACTTTGGTGTTCGCCATCAAACCCTCCTTCTGTAAGAAAAGCCCGCCCAATTCAGGACGGGCTTTCGGATTTAAGCTATTAGGAAACGGTAATGGTCGCGGTCGCTTTCTTGGACGAATCCTGAAGCGAAGTCGCGGTAACCTTGATTGCGGTTCCAGACGGCTCGTCGGACGCTACATGGAGACGGTTGCCCGTAAGAACGGTGCCGCTCTTGGTCGCTCCATCCATAGTCCATTGAACGTTGCGTGAGTAGATGCCAGAGCCAGCAACGGTGGCCGTGAGCGTAATATCCTGACCAGCCGAGACGTTGGCTGCGGTCGGGGAGACAGTAACGCCAGTGACCGTAGATGCAGCCGACGTGAACGCGATGGCCTGCTCGAACGGGCTGATGGAGAAAATCATCCAGTTGTGTAGCAGCTCGTTGGTATATGCGCCCTGCGCGTTGTAAACGTTATCAGTCCAACGGTCATAGGTGTAAATCTGGAAGAACTTTGGCCCGAAAACGATGATAGGCGTTGCGTCGATAATCTGCTTCTCTGCGGAAGTAAGCTGCTTGAAGCTGTCATCGTTCTCGAAAATCAGCGCTAGACGCTGCTCGTCGAGATTCGAGAAAGAATCGATTTCGGTCACGTTGCCCACGAACTGCGCATAGGGGAGGTTGAACGCCTGCGCCCAGGTCTCGACGGAAATATCGGCGTTGGCCTTGGCGTTGATGATAACCTGCTGCTCGGATTTGTCCACGACGTTCATCACGCCAGCTGCATTGAACTTGCGGGATGGATTGTCTAGATACGTGGAGTATTCCTTCACCTTCTTGAGCGCACCGTCGGCGGCTTCCTTTGTGCCGTCCTGCGCAGGGATTGACACCTGCGCCATATGACCGCCTACGATGTATTTGGCAGTCATGTACTTCCAGGTTTGGTACACGTCGTACTCCAAGGCTACCCACATCTGAGCGAGGATGTTTGCAATGAGGTCATTGACCTTAGCCCACGCATAGAACGCCTGGCGAACTGAACGGCGTTCAACGGTAACCTTGTAGAACTTCTGGAAATCGAGCATGTGGTATGCGCTCATAAGGTTGGGAAGTTCGCGTTTGAACAGCTCCTCTTCCGCCGTGGAAGGATTGTAAGAGTGCGGGTCGCAGATATCCACGAAGATTTCCTGAACGGTCGAACCTGCTCCCTCGTACTGGCCTTGGTAGAACTTCGACCATTTGTTCATCCACATCATGCGCTCAATCGCGACCATGCCGATTTGGTTGACCAGTGCGGGAACGAACGTGTTCATGTACGGCTGATAGTTCGTGATGATTTGGCCGATTTTGATGATTGAATCGTTGTCATCATAAATGAGAACTTCGTTGGAACCCTCTCCATTTGCGTATGTCGCAACGTCATTGTCAACTAGAGCATGAGCCAGTTCTGGGTTAGCATTCACGGCCTGGTTTACGATGCCCTTCGTGCCCTCTGTGCCGAGGGTTTTCATGACTTTCTTAACTGTTGCCTGTCCTGCCATGTTAGTTTCCTTTCTCGAACAGCGCGTCGATATCCTTCATCGTGGTAGGATACGACACTTTGGGCTTGTTGTCCACTGGTTCTTTAACATCAGGCTGCTTATTGCTCGCGAAGAAAGCATCGACGTACTTCTGCTTCTGCTCCTTAAGCGAAGCTTCGGCATCGACTGCACGTTGGATTGCATCGTCGCGTTGCTTCTCCATGTCTGCCAGCGATTCGGCGGACGTTGCTTCAATCGTCTCCTTCTCGTCGGCTATTCCTGCGACGCTCTCCCAGATTTCCTGGGTAACGTCCTCGAATTTGGTGTCTTTGTATGCCATCAGAACATCCTTTCCTTGATTGTGTGCTCTCCCTCGACAAGCAGAACGCCGCCGTTTACTGTCTTGCGCTTCAGCTTGCCTGGGTAGCTGCTTCCTACCTTGAAGTTGTCGAACGTGACGTATTTATGGCATGAATCGGGCATTCCCGCCACATGGATTGACGGCTTCCTGTCGTCCACCGACCAATCAAGCTCCTGGCACATGTAGCACTTCGCCCCGAGGTACTTCTGTTCCTCGTAGACGCTCTCGAACTTCCAAGCCCCAAGCTTCAGCGGGTCTATCTCCATGCCGACTGGCTTGGAGAATCCGACCAGCTTGCACGAATCCGTGTCGCAATACGCGAAACGGTCGTAGTTCGCCTGGCAAGCGTTGATGGTCTTGTATCGCGCCCATGCCGTGATGAAGCATCCGACTGGCAGGTACACGCTCTCCTTTGTCTCCTCTGGGAGAAGCACGTATTTGACCTTTCCCGTCTCGTCTAGGACGGGCTGCTTGGAAGCAGCCACGGTTTTAGTGGCGAACTTGCCGTAAAGTGAATTCAACATAAGCTTGGCTATGGTAGCCATGCCCTCGTTGCCTTCTGCCCTCGACTTCATCTTGACTTCGTTCCAATACTCAACGTACTTCTTGAACAGCGTCCTGGAAGCCCTGAACTTCCATCCGTCCAACGGCTCGTAGAAATCGATTTCGTATTGCTGGAACATCAGCTCCAAATCTACGCTCGTCAACGTCAATTCCACGATACCTTTGGAATCCTTGGCATACTCTCGTGGATTGTGTAACGGCGATTTGTGGATTTGGATTGTCGGAATGTGGTCTGGCTTTACCCTGAACGAAACCCTAATCCTCTGTATGAACAGCGGATAAAGCTCGTCAGTCTCGTATTCGCCGTCGTAATGTATTGGCTCGCCGAACGGCAGCAATTGCCCATCGGTAGCCGCCATCACGGACGGGTACAGCGAATTGACGTCGAACCCTATTCCATGGCCTATGCAGCGACCCTTGTATTTGTCTGACGCATAGGTGAATCCTCCTCGATATGCCTGACGAAGCTCCTCGTCACAATCGATTATTGGGAACACCTTGCGAAAACGCTTCTTGCCACCTATCATGTCTATGTACGTGTGGAGAGCGTTGGAACCAGCAGTCATCTTCGTCAAGCCCTGCTCCAACATAACGTCCATCGCCATCGCGTCGATTCTCACGTCATGGTCGATGTAGTCCCACTCCTCTGGGGTAGGCTCGTATCCTACCTCGCGATACCTCTTGTAATCGATTTCCCCCTTGGCAATCGGCAATCCGAACGCTTTCGGAATAGCCGCTATCTTCAGGGGAATGACCTTCAGGCTGTCCAATATTTCGACGGGCTTACCTCCCCAATAGAGCTTCAGGCAATACCATACGTTCATGTCCGAAATCAGCGAAGTGAAAACACCTGGAACGAAATCCTGGTTGTCTTTCCGCCATTCCCATCCATTCTTAAGCAACCAATCAACGATGTAGCCGCCGTCGTATTGGAGGTTGTGGAAATACACCGTCTCCCCTTGACGATGCTTCAGCCATTGCATGAAGGATTCGATATCCAACCCTCTATAGATATTATCGGTGTTCCCGATTTCAGACGCGCACCAAGACCAAACACGCACCTTCTCCTCGTCCCGCTCCTCTATAGTCTCAAAGTCAGCGCACCACCTAGACACATGGCTAACCTCCTAATTGGGTCTTGTATTTTTCTCGGACATTCTTCCAATATTCCCTGATTCGCCTTGTCCTGATATCGTCATCCGTGGGGTCGTAAACGAAATAAAGCGTCGCATCGATGTCCGCCGCCGCAGTGTCCTTGTAGACCTCCTCCAACGGTATCCCCGCCTTTCGCATATCGTCTATCAAGGTCTCGATTTCTTTAACCAAATCGCTTCCCATTTCCATAGGGTCGAACACGGTATGCAATGCCTTGACGTATGAATCGAAATATCTGTTGGCGGTAACGCTCGCGTCCATCCTATATTTGTTCACGCGATTAAGCACAGTCATCGGGCGGCCTTTCTTGCCTGGAACATCGCCAGACGGCACCCAATCTATCTTCGCGCCGATTGGTAGGGCGTTTGACATTCCCTCCAATGCCATCCTATCCTTCGGCGTTTTGCCCCTCCAATACTCGAAGCCCTTGCGATGCGCCGTCGCTGGAACCTTGACCTTCTCGACCTCGATGCCCAGCTTCTTCAGCATGGCAACGCGAGATTGATTGTATGCTCTTTTCATGATTGAAGTTTCATTGAACTCATATTTTGTTATCAAAGTTCCGCTCGGAAGCTCATGCACCTCTCCCGCCCTGGGATTCTTTATGCGCTTTAGCCTGTTAACCTCTCTGATATAATCACGTTTGTTGTGGATACGGGATTTGATGTCGTCATAGTCCACAGATGGCGGAAGATGAACCTGCATCGGAAGCTTGGCTTCCATCTTGACAACCTCGCGATTGTATGAGCGAACCAGGTTCTTCAGGGTTTGCAATTCAGAACGGCCAACCCTGAACTTAGCACCCATCGAGAACCGCCTTCAGCTCGACTGTCGGCATATTGTGGCGCTCCCAAGTCCCGTCATCGCGAAGAACCTCAACGCAGTATCCTCGCGTCTCACACATCTCATACCATTGGATAGCCGCCATAAGTCGGAAATCGACAAGGCACTTGAAACGTCGTGACATCGAATCGTTTAGCCATGCTATTCGCTGCGCCAACCCTTTCGAGAATTTGTCTCGATGCAAGGCGGAAGAAAACTTGAAACGCACATTGCCGAACATGTATTCATACGGCGAATCCCTCAACGAGGTATATACTGGTGAACGCGCCATAATCCCTCCTTAGAGACTGATTACCAATATATTGTCTCTTATTTCCAATGCTTGAATTGGCATCAGTGCCATATGAAGGGGCGTCATCATGAGACGCCCCGAGAACACTTCTTCGTCGTTGACCACCTCAACCGCCTGATACCTTGAGACGTAATCGAGCAGGTCTACGATATCCAACCTATCGGCGATAGTTTCGCTTGCCACGAGAATCACCGCTATCGCCGCGCGGAGGAAGCTCGACCTCCTTGCCGATGATTTCGACCTTGGAGCGACGCTCGCCGTCCTTGTTCTCCCAAGAAGAATAGCGAAGCTTGCCGTGGATAGTGAGCTTCATTCCCTTCTTGATGATATCGGCCAGGGCATCCGCCTGAAGCCCGAACATCGTCACGTCGAAGAAGTTGGTGTAATCCTCATTCTTCGCGTAATCGTTTACGGCGATACCGAAATTAATGATGGACACGCCACCATCGGTTTCACGGAATTCAGGGTCGCGAGTGACATTTCCAGCTACAATAACCTCATTGATGTTGCTCATTGCTTACTCCTCGATTTCGGTGGATTGTGCAACAACCTCTTCCGCTGTCGCCAGCGATTCAAACTGCTCCCAGGGCATCGAGTACATGGTCTTGCCAATGATTTCGGCTTCCATGGTCGCGCCAGGCTTGACATGAACGCCAGCCGCCTTGAGAGCGGTTCGCATGTCCTTCTTCGTGCAAGACGTGCCTTTGTGAACTCCAAGACCAGTGACCTGGCAGCTGTAGCCCTCCTCGGTCTTGACCATCTCAATAAGAGATACCTTGTAGGTGTTTACGGTACGGGTAATCTTGTCAGCCATTTCAAATTCCTTTCTCGTAGGTTACCCAGTGCTTATACAATACGACTATTCGTCGTCATTGTCCATAATGATTGAGTTTTCTTCAATGATTTTCATCATTTCTTCACACTCCATCATTTCACAAATAAAGTCATAGTCCAATTTTCCAATTTTTCCCTTTCCAGTTAAAGCTATTTTCGACCTCAAGTCACAAAGCATGTCATACAATACTGTTGTTTCAACATCATCACAGAACAAAAGCGCCGCCATATAGTCCGAAAATTCTTCAGCATAATCATCGCCTAAATATTTCTGGAATAGATAACGACCATACATGCGAAATTTAAATAGAGATAGCTTTCTTCCATTTTTGAAGTAAATTCCATCACTATGCATCATGGCGCAAGATGATTTTTCATTGACGATGTTACGAAAATACTCGTCTGCAAAAACAACTGCGACGATACCTGCATCGACGAAATAGTAACCATACTTTCCGTCAACTGATTTATGGGTGTAAACTTCAATTCTCAACTTCTCCATGAGCATTATCATCCTAGAAGTATCAACGTTCTTATTCTCATACAACGCTACCATATATTCCTGAAATTCTATGGCATCCATTTCGTTAGTGTACCTCTTAAACAAACCATAGAAGTCACGATTTATTCTCACCAGTTGATTGCGGAGTTCCTCTTCAGTCATTTTCCAATCCTCCCCGCCCACTTGAGCTTACCGTGGTTGAGTTGATAACCATAGCGCCTGCCGTATTCATCCCAAATGAAAATCTTGGCGTTCTGGTCATTCTGAATAAGCACGTAATGCGCGAAGTTCTTCATGTCCTCCTCGTCGTACAGTTCTTCATCGAATTCATCGATGCAATCGCCATCTTCGTAGAGCTTGAAATGGTACTGCATAGCTATTTCTTCCCTCCGCATCGAATCGTCTGCATTTTCAGCATCTCGCTTCCGCCGAAAATCGAGATGACGAAAATATCCCATTTGGATTTAATCAACGCAACATCTAGCAGCAAGTTATAGCGTTGCTTGTAATCCGCCATCGCGTCATCGATGTTATTGAAATATCGCGTGCAACGCTCCTGCTCCTTAACCATTCTATCGTTATCAAATGCCGACTTCAAAACTTCCACGACAAACATCGGTCATCGTCCTCTCTAAAATTGGCGGTCATCGCCGTGTAAATTGACGGTCATCGTCCTATATCGGTTAGGTGAATGTTAACTTAAGGTAATTTTGATAAAAGTTAAGCAGGGTTGTTAACCCCGCCTAACTTTACCTATTTGATTCCGCGCCTAACACGTAAGCGATTATCAGGGTGAACGCCCAAACAGCGGCGATACCCCAAAGCGCGTTAACTGCGATATACACTTTTATACTCACTTTCTGCTTTTTCTTGCGCTTTTTTGGATTTGCGCAAAATACTGTATATTTGCAACTCACGTTGAATGATTAAGCAACGTACCCAAGCCGCCGCCGTGGCGATAAACGCCACGGCTAGAATTATCTCTTTAGGCATTATTTACACCATTTACCCCGTTATAATATTCGGCTATTTCTGAATATTCGGTGAAAAATGATATATGCCCCTCTTCTTTCAAACGGTTATATAAATAACCGCGTATCCCATACGGTGCATAGAATGAAAGATAATATCGAATATCTTTCATAGTGTACTTTCCCCGCTTATCTTTAGTTAAAGAATGCAAGGTTGCAACACTATATGGTTTACCTAAACCATTATCATAATGCTTGCAAATGATGCGTACCATGATAGCCCCTTATGCGAAATAAAGATGATTGTTATAGCGTGTGATATGTGCAAGCATAATGCAGCCGTTCAATTGGTTCTCAAACTCAAATTCAACGCTGAAAGTTTGTGAATTATGCCCTACAATCTGAAAGTCACGCCCATTAAAATGGTCACATAGTTTTCTACAATAATTATAGGCACTTTGTTTAGCGTCACTATATGTACCGTAAACGTCGCTCAAATAAACGCCCTCACCACTATGGCGTGGAGCTTCTGCGTATGGATGACAAATAAACGTTTCCAACATTTCTTGCGTAAAGAGTTCTGACTTTTTCATTTTTGTTACCTCTTTCATGCTAGTTTGTTTTACCCGCTCATTAATGGCGTTGCTTAAATGGTCATTAATGATTAAATGTTGCGATTGACGATATACAATACTATTTTATTGTATGCGTCACGTGGACATGGCGAACCTAAAAGCCATAAACTAAAACCATGGACACACTCACGCGGCGTACCGCCCTTATAGTGTGTGTTTTCGGCGGCTGTTCCATATTCGCCGCCGTCGCCCTTAAGAATGATACGGTGATGGCCGTATGCTGATTTAATAGCAAAATGCTTTCCCTCAATCTTTGGCACTGTTTCGTTAACGTAATCGACAAAAGCACGCAAGCCGCAAATAGTAAAACGCTTCATTATTGCACCTCACCATTATGGATGAACGTAGATTCTAATACAACGGCTTCTCCGTCAATGCGTGCAATAAGCGAAACATATATATTAGAACTACCGTTGACCGAATGCATCTCGCTAGTTATGCGCTCGCCTATAATATTTGAATTATAGGCAATTAAGGCACAGTCTAAAGAATCAGAAAAGAAAAGCTCATCTGTTTGTTTTTGTTCCAACGTTGCTTTAGCATTGTAATAATTGCGAACAACTTTCACGGAATACTTCATAGTAAACCCCTATCCGCAACGCCATTAATGAGCGGGTATCTATTATCTAATCTATATTCTATTATCAAGGTTCTTTCTGCTTTCCGCTTTCTCCTTTCTCTTTCCCTTTCGATATCTGTATAATACACCCATACGCGCAACGCGTCAAATTTTAGGCTACCGTTCACCCGTCTAAAAGGTACCGTTTACCGATAAAATACAGAATGGGGAAAACCGCTTAAGACCAAATAGGGGGGGAG